CGTTATGCAGGAGCGACTTATCAATGCCCGCGTCCGCGGCGAGCCAGAAACGAACGCCCGACCCGTCTATCTCCTGGCCCGCCCGACGCTCTCGTTGCTGGTAGAAGCCCGAAGTGATCCGCCCGATCTCTATTGGTCCGGCGCCAGGCGTTACCTTGTAGAAGACGGCTTCCACGTTCGACCCATAGACTATGCGTCGAAGCGAATTCAGCCGTTTTTTGCTCAGTAAAGCATTCATGCGCGCATCAGGACGTTGCCCGAGACCAGACCGCTCAATAACTGCGCCACCGAAGGCGGGAAAGCCCCCGAGGGCCGTTGAGTGCTAAAGTTGATTGAAATGCCGTCAGCGGAGAACGAATTCATCGGATCTTCGGCGCCGTCGTCGAAGCCTTGGAGCAAGGCCAAAGCAAGCTCACATTGCGCGTCCTTTACCCGCTGCGGTATCTCTGTTGATAGATAGACCTCACCGAATGGCCAATAACCGTATCCGTAGCCCCAGCCGTAGCCGGGACCGATGCCGTCCACCTTCTCGACGTACAATCGAGGCCAGGCCAGGCGTTGCGTCGTCGTGACGCGGCTGCCGAGCCAATTCTCGGATTGCAGACGATTGGCAGCCATCAACAGCGCGCGGGTCTTGTTGTCGGATGTCGCATTCGCCCACGTCTCAGTGTTGAGCCGAGAATCGTGATACGTCTCGGCGTCACTCAGCGCGACGTAGGAATTTGCGTTAGCGCCGCCAATGGTTGTATCAATCGTCGGAATTGCCACTTAGACCCCGCTTATACGAGCCATTGCCTGCTTGAAGCCCGCATCGCAGCTTGCGGCGAAATTGCGCGATGCCTGGATACTTGAATAGACCTCGCCTACAGCGGCATTGGCGGCATTCAATTGCTCGGTTAGAGCGAGTATTTCGGCCTCGTGTTCTTGCTTGCGCTTGATCAACTTGGCCTGCAGGGCGTCCCGCTCTTCTTCGGCCGCTTGAAGTTGCTTGAGATCCGCCTGATCCTGGGCGTTAAACGCATCCTGCAACGCCTTCTTTTCAGCCGTGGATGCCGCGATATAGAGTCTCGGGAGTTCTCGCTTGCGGGCGTCGAGCTTATCAATCGCCGCCATATCGCCACTATGAATGGCGGCCCGGAGGTCCATATCAATGGTGGCAAGTTCCGCCTCGAGCCCGCGCCGCACATCTTTGAGTTTGGCGTCGACAGGCTTCTCGGCGGGCGGGGTTGTCGTGACGGGCGCCTCGTCTTCGACGCCCGTCTGAGAGTTCTTTTTAGCTGGCATAATTATCCAAGGAGAACAGCGGTATGTTCCTGCTTAATGCCCTTGACGCCCCAGCTCATGGACACTTCCAAGAACTGCGCGTGGTAGCCCTGATAAATGGCGAACTCGAAGGGCATGCCTGTAAGCGGATCAACGATTGTCATGCGTTCGAGAGCCATGTCGCGGCCCCCGGGCAAATAAGGCGAGCGAGCCATTAGGACAATCGCCGAGCGATGGAAAGCGAGATTGAGCGCGGCGACGTTCCCGATTGTCATCGCAGTCGCTGAAGCCGGGATCGCCTGGCGCAGTCCGGGTTTGGCAAGCGTGATGGCCCCAGGCGCAGCAACGCCAACTTCCACAATGTAGATGTTGGTATCACCGGCGAAGGTGACGCGATCACCCGCAAGGACAGTTCCGGAGCCTGTGATCAGGGTGATCGAAGTGGCGCCAATGGCATAGCCGGCGGTGTTGCTGGTGTAGGCCGTGCCGGTTCCCTTAGCCGGGCTTGCGATTCCCGCTGATTCGCGGAAATTGAGGTTGTGCAAGTCAAACAAGATGCCCTGGCGCAGCGTGCCGGCCGTCCCGGCTTCACTCACCCTCGTGAGATTAGGAATGCTGCGGAGGTTGACGCCGGCGCTCGTGTTGATCACAATCTGACGCTCTCCGTAGGGCGCGCCGTTGTCATCGAGGATCTTGCGGATCTGCGCGGCGTCGCTGATATTCGGAGTCGCACCGAATGGCGCCGTACCTGCCGTGCCGAATGCGCGCGAGGCGAAGAGAGCGCCGGCGACGCCGAGATCTACTTCGATCTCATTGGTAAGCGTCCTGATACCCTGCGCCACTTGATCCTGCGTCACGTTGCCCGCGTTCGACCCGGGCCCACTGATGCTCTGTTGCTCTTCACCCGACCACGGGATCTGGACGGCCCTCGATTTCGTGACCGACATTTCAACGTAGGTGATCGGGACGCTGTTCGGTGTGGGCGGGGTCATTGCCGGGGTAATGTCGGTTGCGGTCAGCCTCGGCGTGATAGGAACACGCAACGGCTGATTGAGCGCTACGCGTGAAGTTTCGGCGTTAATGGTTACAGCGGGGATGAAGCCGACAAGCTCGCGGCTGACGACATCCATCGCGCTATATAGAGTGGGAACAAGCCCAGTAAGCGTATTAGCTAAGGCCATAAATTCTCCAGAAAGTCCCCACTCCGTAAGAAGCGGGATTAATCAACTATGCGAGCGCCTTCCCTGATGACCTTCCAGCGTTCCTCGTGCGGCAGCGCTTCGAATGACTCGCGCGAGTAGGTGCGCGATCCGGTCGGTTTACTGCCGTTCTGCGCGCCGCTGCCGGCCGCTTTGCTGGCTTCGAAAGCCCAGGGCTCTTCCTCGCGTAAATAAACCTCGAAAGCCCGCTCGGGCTTGATCGTTGTCGGGTAGCCGTTCTTGTCCTTGAAGATCAGCTTGTTCTCTTCCATGTCGAAGCGCTCCGACGTGCGCATCAGGGTCATAAAGGCGTTGATTCGATCGGGCATGACGCCGAACTTCAGCGCCATATCCTTCACCGGCCCCCAGATCGAGTGTTCGCGGACCTGTGTTTTTAGCCCCGCGATCTCCTTATCTCTTTCCTGTAACTGCTTCTCGATGTCGCCCAAGCCGCTCTTGCTTTTCTCTTCGAGCGTCCGGGTGGATTCGGCGAGCTTCTTCTTCTCGTTCAGAAGCTCGGCGTTTTTCTTGAGTAAAGGCGCGGCCTTAATCTCGTGATAGCGATCAGGGTCGAGGATGAACTTGCCTTCCTTCTCGACGTATGCGGGTCTGACTTCCTCATCAACTCCGTTGATGTCAGTCACTTCAAAATCAATCGGCATGGTTTGTCTCCTTAGCTCAGCTTCGGATTTACCGGCTCAGCCGGGTTGGTGGTTATTCTCCATAGCGCCAATATTTATTTTTGGCGCTACTCTTCAGCCGCCCCGCCGCGATCGAAGTTGCGGGCGAGCGCAGTTTGTGTCTCGATCTCTCGCTCCTGTTTCTTCTGCGCCTCTTCTTCGAGCCGAGCCTTCTCGATCTTAGGATCGAAGTCGTCAGGTAACTTGCCGCCGGCGCTGAACACATCCCACATTGTTTCGACGCTGTATTGACCCTGCGCCACGGCGCTGCTCCAGGCCGTCATCTCTTCTGGCGTCAGCTCCTGCGCGTCGAGCGTTGAGCCGACCTCGACGTTGCCGCCTGTCGTGGCTGTGGGAGTGCGATATTGAACGTGGAATCTGAGCGCCAGCTCTACGGCATCTTTGAGTGAGCGCGCCCAGGTGGCGAGATCGCTGGATTCCTCGATCTGATCGCCCTTTTCCTCCGTGGCCGTGATCGGGCCGCCTGTACGCTTGACGAGCAGGGAGAGGCCCATAATGGACATTCGTTCTTCGAGGGTTTTCAGATCCTCAGCCGCGCCGGCGAGCGCTGCGCCCGTCGTTTCCGCATACCAGACGTCACCCTCGACCGCCACATCGAAGATGGTATAAGGCCCAATGGTCGTGATCGGCTTATTGGCGTCGGCGCCTTTACGGCATAGAAGCGGGCGGGATGCGATATGTAGATAGATCGAGAAGTCGGAATATTTCTGATAGTGGGTGATGTTCGTATAGGCCAGATCGATTAGAGGCGGGTGTGAATGAAGGATGCCGCATTTACGCGAGTAAACGATGGCGACCGGGATCTCGCTCAGACTCGTTGGCCCGCCCGGATTGTCCGGATCGGGCTGGATGCTCGTCTGTAAGTTCTCGCCCTTTACTTCCTTGTAGAGCTCCCAACTGCCAGGGCGCAGGACGCGATAGCGCGTCACTTCCTTTTCGCCATACTCGCCGTCAGGTTCTTTCGAGCACTCCTTGAATACGACGAGCGCGAGCCGCGTCTGCCCGTTAACGACCTCGGTGCGCCAGTTGATGATTTGATCGGCGCAGTAGCTCACCCAATACGGCCGTCGCTTGGCTGTCTTCTCATCCGCCCGCGTCGCCCCCTCGGGCATTGCGGGCGGCATATCAACCAGAATCGCCGCATGGCCGTCGCGGACGGCGTTCATGAATACTTCCTTGCAAAACACCGTCCCGTGCGTCCCGGCGTTGTCTATGTTCTCCCATTCGCCCTCGACCGCTGCGCCTTCGCCTTCCGCTTCCCTGCCCCGGATCTGCTCGGGAACGTTGTCCGAGAGCTTCGGATCGTTGCGAAAAACCATCCCGACCAGACCGGCGAGCGTCAGATCCACGGCGTTGAAGAAGATCGCGCGGTTCAGGCGGTAGTTGTAGGGATCGGGCTGCTCGGCAGGCTCTTTCGGCAGGTATGCGGCGCCCTTGCCGCGGAGCGCGGGCGTCCCGGCGCAGGTATCGGCCATGATCTGCCAGGACCATTTCATCGCCTCATAGGCGGCGCAGCAATAATTGGGTTGATTCTTGTCTCCGGCCACGGCGGGAGAATACGCAGGCTAAAGATTTATTTTGCGAGAGTGAAGATAGTTATTGACATCCCCCGCTAGAGGGGGTATACTGCATCTGTCAGTTGGAATTGAAAACAAAACAACACCGGAGGCGATATGAAAATGACAATCAGCACGACAGAAGTTAAAGCAGGCGATTACGTGGTGGGCTACAGACAGACAGTTGCCAGCGTTAAGAGTTGGGAGTTTGGTAAGGCTGGTGAGATACAGATTACGTTCGAGGATGGCTCGAATATTGTGACGATGAAAAGCTGGGAGATGACGGTAATAAGAGGCGAGTAGAAACCGAAACGCAAGGGGCGGCATCGCCCCACTTCCCCGCTGTTTGACAATCAGTAAATCCCAGAGGCTGTGACGCCGCCCAGGTACGTCAGTGATAGTTCTGAGAACGATGTACGGTATGTCTGCGAACAATACCAGCCGTGGGATTTACCGATTGCCAAGCAGCAAACATCAACGCAGATAACCGGAGGACGAAATGATTGACCACATGCTACCTAGAGACCTGGACGATATTTATGGCCCCGGCGCTGAAAACGCCGATGACGGCATTGATTATGATGCTGTTGATATCGCAGACGGCCCTACCGCTTGCGACCACTGCGGTAGCCTGATGCCCGCAAGCCATCTGCGCGAGGGGCTGTGTTGTGACTGCGATGGGGATAAACAATGACCAACCCCGAACGCCAACAATCACTGGCCGACGCGCGCAATGCCGTCTGGTTTCTACGGCTCTACATTGAGTCGCAGATTGTGGACGAGCGGATACGCGCTGAAATCGGCTGCCTGCTCGACGAGTTCGAGCGCCTTGATGCAGGTGAGCAGAAGCGCAACGCGGCCGGACGCAAAAGCGGGATACTCGGCAAGCAATACGGCGCGCTCGGCGCTGAACACGGCGCGAAGGGCGGATGGCCGAAGGGTAGAAAAAGGAAGGCTCAACGGAAGAACTCGCCTTGACTGAACTGCCCGCCCAGCGCTAATTCGTTGAAAGCGTCTGACGCGCTATCCACTTGATCCATATACTTGCCGCGTGGAAACTGGCGCAGTTCTTCAATAAACGGCTTATTCCACGCGGCTTTCAATAGCTTTACATTACCAACGTTCACCTGCGCCGAGAATGCGAACGCGCGCGTCTCCTTCGATCCTGACGCGGGTTCAGTCTTCACGTTGTAGCCTGCCAGCATTCGCACGAGCGATGTCGCCTGCTTCTTCCCTGCCTGGCCAGGATCTTGCGGAATGTGGATGCGGACGCTCGTCCCATCAATGCGCGCCGTGCTGATCAATTGCGTCTCAACGTCATCACTCGACCATTGCCCCCGGGCGACATCCAGCACATACCAAATACCTTTCGGATCTCTGCCGATCTTGACACCTGACGTGAATGCGCCCCCGCCCTCTGTGCTGGCCAGATCCCAGCCACGGCAAAGCCTGAGATCCGCCGGCGTGGCTTCGATGATCTCTAGCTTCGACACCTTGAAGAATTCGCCTTCGCGCGCTGTGGGGCGTTGCTGAAAGAGCGCGTCGAAGAAGTATTCCCCGATCCGCTGCTTGATCTTATTCAGCTTCTCGATCGGCCGTCGCTCGGGACACAGCGCCTCGCCTGTCTGCCGCCAATCGGCCTCAACCGTGCAAGACGTCGGGAATTGCTCGGGCTCCGGATCTTCGGCAATGGCCGGCATGTTCACGATATGCCAGCGTTCGCGCTCGTCTTCTTCTTCGGCCTGGCGCTCTTCCTCGATCAGCCAGCCGGCTAGATCGTCCTCGTGCCAGCGGGTTTGCACTACGATCATGGCGCCGTTGGGATCGGTATCGCTCCAGGGTTCTTCGCGCGTGTACCATGTCGAATTCCACCAATCTTGCAGTTTGGCGCGGATCACCTCTGACGCTGCCTCCTCGGCGTTCTTGATTGGATCGTCGACCACGAGCAGATGCCCGCCCTTACCAGTTGCAGGACCACCGGCGCCGCAGGCCCACAATCCGCCGCCTTCGCCTGTCTCCCAATGCTGGACGCCTGCCGCGTCTGACTTGATGGCGTTGCCTGCGAGGCGGAAGTTATCGCGCGCGTTTCTGGACAGAGTGTTGGCGAGATCAGCGGAGTAAGAACTGAGACCGACCCAGCGATCGGGGTAGCGATGGAGGAAGTATGCGGTGAATAGGCGACTGATCGTTTCGCTTTTGCCGTGGCGGGGTGGTGTGAAGACGAGAAGGCGCTTGATCTCGCCATTGGCGACGCGCTGCAGGATGTCGGCAAGTACGGCGCAATGGCGGTATTGCTGATACCGAGGGGAAACGCGGGCGATGAAGTCGCGGAAGCTGACGGGCGACGATTGCCTCTGCTCGCGCTTGCGGCGCCGCAGTTCCAGCTCAGCCTTTGCCCTCAGTATCAACGATTGCTTCGAGTTCCTGATCTGAGAGCTTCGATACATCTATCTTTCCGCTGTGTTCGAGTTGATGGCGCTCGACGTAGCCCCGATCTTTGCCGAGCGTCTTTAATGCGAAGCAGACGGCCCAGCCTTCGCCAGCCAGGACGGCGCGATTGAGCGCAAGCTCGGCTGTGTCAACGAAGTGGCCGCGCTCGGCGTCGATCGCTGCTTGAACGGACGTATAACGTTTGGCGTAGTTGTAAACGGTTTTAGGATCACAATTTAGCTTGCGCGCGGCTATATATACCATCCCCTTCGATTCTTTCAGGGCGTCAATCATCTGTTGGGTTGTCCACTTCTCGTTTTTCATGTGTGGATTTATGGAGCCGCGCGCTCTAACAGTTGCGCCGTTTTGCCAGTCTCAGCCTCCCAGCGGGACAGAATTACGTTGACGTATTTCGGCTCGATCTCGATTACGCGCGCTTTGCGATTGGTGCGCTCGCAGGCGATGAGAGTCGTGCCGGAGCCGCCGAAGAAGTCGGCAACTATGTCTTGCGGGCGCGAGCATTTCTCAATGATATGCCCAATCAACTCAAGCGGCTTTTGCGTTGGATGCGTCCCATCACTGCGCTTATTAATCGGCCACCAATTCAAACAATGCTCACCATCTGGATAATTAAATGTCGGCTTGCCGCTCTTACCGAAACATACCAATTCAACCGCGAATGTCCATGTATTTTTAGCCAATGAAGGCATAGGGTTAGGCTTGCACCACACGCAAAAGCTGGCTTTTGCGTGTGCGTTGTTCATCCATTCGACAATGCCGCCAAATAGGTGATGGGCAGTAAACACATATTGCCAGCAATCAGCAGCGAGGGCGCCCCTTGACGCTTCCAAGAAGGCGATAGGGTTAAAGTCCCGATCCCATTCTGCGCCCGCCAACTCCTTGAGTGACTTTGATACGTTCTGCGCATAAACATCTGTTTCGCCTGCGACATTATACGGGGGGTCGGTAACCATCAACGGCGCCTTCCGCCCCGCCATCACCCTTTCGATATCCTCTGCGTTCGTGCTATCCCCACATAATACCCGATGCTCGCCGCATTGCCAGATATCGCCATATTCGACCCGCGTCTGCGTCTCTTCCGGCGTCGTGTCGAAGTCGTCACCGCCTGCGCCGATCGGCTTCTCATCAAGCAAAAGCCCAGCGCCGATCGCCAACTCGTCGAGCATATTATTTATGCGCTCGTCGTCGGTCTGGACCTGGCGCAATAAGCCGCTCAATGCGTCCTTATCGTAAGTTGCCAGCCCGGTGATCGGATCGTATGCAGCCAGGATCAATCGCTCTTCATCCTCCGTGACCTCGATCTCGACGAACGGAACGGTCATTGATTCATCAACGCTCAGCGCCTCTTCAATCCTGGCGTGGCCATCGAGCAATTTACCGCTTCGGGCCGAGACCACGGTAGGCGCAATCCATCCCACGGCATCAAGCGAGCCACGCAAGGCTTCGCGCTGTTTGGCGGGATGGCGCCGGGCGTTCATCTCGTGGGCCAGGAATTGATTGGCGGGCATCTGGCCGTATTTGACGATGCGATTCGTCCACCATTCCTTTTGTTTCGTCTTCGGCATTGGTAAATTTCCTGCATAGTATGCAGCGTTTTTGCCAATTACTTCGGAAACTGCCCCTCACCCGCTAATGCGCGCTTCACGCTCAACTGATAATAGTTCTCGCCCCACAGCGGATTACGGCTCAGCCCCACGAAGTCTTTCAGCGTCAGATCGCCATTCTTCAGCGCCTTATAGCCTGCGTCAGTCCCTATGATCTCTTTCTGCGTCTCGGCGTCCTGCTTGTTAAACCAAGTAGTACCCTTATCAGGGTTTATGCCCTTTACGCCAGGAATGAGCGTGCAGCGGCAGCGGGGATGTGGACGCATTGGGTCGCGCACGGTGAAGAAAACGCCGTCAAGAGCCACGCAGGCCGCACAGCAACGGCGTGAGCGGGATGATCTCCAGTACCAACCGTGGACCACGTCAGCGTTGGCTTGGTAGTTTTCCAGGG